GTAGCGCCGTCCTCGCCGTCTTCGATGACGGTGCAGGTGACCTCCTCGACCGCCAGTTCGGTCGGCATTGCCGTGATGGAGGTCACCGGGGCCTCCTCGAGCATCACCAACGTCGGCACCGCCAGCAACAACGCCGGCGATCCGTCGGCGTCGATCAGCGCGCCGGCCACCTCCAGCCTCGTGCTCGGCATCGCCGGCTTCACCGGAACATCCTCGCCGACATCCTCGCCGCTCGCCAACGAACTGAGCGAGGTCAAGGGCAACAGCATCGTCGTCGAGATCCGCTACACCAACGGCTCCGGGCCGAGCTCGGCGGCTTGGTCATCGGGCAACAACCGCACCGTCGCGCACCTGCTGGAGATCGCGGCCGCGGCGTCCGATGTGACGCTGCTGCCGACCGCCCTCGCGGACGCCGATGCCTTCGGTGCGGCGAGCGTCGGGCATGGGCTGACCGCGACGGCGCTTGCCGATGCGGATGCGTTCGGCGCGGCCGCGCTCAGCCACGGCCTCACGGCGGCGGGCTATGCCAATACCGCAGGCTTCGGCGCGGCTAGCGTCGGGCATGGTCTCACGGCCGCCGGCTATGCCGATGCGGACGCTTTCGGTGCCGCGGCGTTGGCGCACGGGCTCACGGCGACCGGCTACAGCGACCCAGACGGCTTCGGCGCCGCAGCCCTCGCCTACGTCCTGACGGCGACCGGCTATGCCGACGGCGACGGGTTCGGGGGCGCCTCGCTCACCCAGGACGGCGGGCTCACGGTCACCGGCTACGCGGACCCCGACGGGTTTGGCGCGGCGCTCGTCGGGCACGGTCTCGCGGCGGCTGGATATGCCGATGCCGACGGGTTTGGCGCGGCGGCCCTCGCGCACGTCCTTGTGGCTACGGGTCATGCGGATGCTGACGGCTTCGGCGCCGCCAGCGTCGGGCCGGTGCTCGGGCCTACCGGGCTCGCGGACGCCGATGCCTTTGGCGCCGCCTCGGTGGGGCACGTCCTGGCAGCCACGGGCTACGCCAACGCCAACGGCTTCGGCGCGCCCCTGGTCGACGATGGCGCTGCCCCGGTCCAAGCCAGGGCCGCTTGGCAGCGCGAGGGCTTCTACGACTGGCTGGCGACGCTAAGCACGCCCGGGCTGGTCATCCCTCAGACCCCGGTGGAGCCGCGCGAGATCGGAGCGGCCGTTCTCACCGCCACGCGCGCCGGCGCTCGCCTGGGCGCAGTGGCCAACCTGGGTGGTGTTTCGCGCCCTGTTGCGGGCGTGGCGGCATCGGCTCGGCTGGTCGGCGTCATCGATACGGGCGGGCGGGCTATGCCGCGCCCGGCCATCGTCACGGCGAAGCTTGGCGGAATTGCCGAGGCCAGGGGCCGCGCTGCGAGTGGCGTCGTGTCCAGGGCGACGCTCGCCGGCGTGGTAGAGATCGGCACGGCCACCGAGGCGGAACGCGCCATCGCCAAGCGCAAGCGGGATGACGCCATAGCGGCCATCCTGCTCGCCGCGTGATTTCGGTTGATGGCGACCCGGACGACCCTGAGACAGCTACCCGTTTGGCTTAACCCTCACGTCGCGTGGCTGCCTCCGTGAGTCCTTTGGCAAGGCGGATACTCCGCCAGATCGACACCTTCATCGAACAGGGCCGTGATGCCCTCGAGCGTAGCCTTGAGCCCCGGATGTACGACCGGGCCTGTGGCCGTCTCGAAGGTCTCCGCGCCGCCGCCGGCTTCGTCATCGAAGAAGACCGCAAGGACGAGTTCGACGACGACCAGGACGAGCCGCAGCAGCCGCGCACGCTGACCGAACTGGTGAACGATGAAGCCGCTGCGTGATGCGCTCCCCGACGCCACCGACGACGACCTGTTCCAGCTCGAACAGATGTTCCCGGACCTCCCATCGCCCTACGAGCCCGCGCACCGCTGGTGCGTGGTGCAGGACCGCGGCGTGGCCGAGCGGACCAAGGGCGGCATCATCCGCCCCGACATGGTGAAGGAAGCCGACGAGTGGCAGGAGAACATCGGCCGCGTGCTCGCGGTCGGCCCCCTCGCCGGCTACGACGAGCTTTCGGGCGGTACGCTCCCGGGCGCGGACATGATCCAGCCCGGCGACATCGTGCTCTGCTCCCGGCTGAGCAGCACCCGGCAGAAGATCGTGGAGCGTGACGGCCGCAAGATGGTGGTCCGCATGATCCCCGACCGGGACATCATGGCTCGCGTGACGAGCACGGCACAGGTGCTCGCGCGATGACCATCGACATCGACATGGACGAATTGCTGGCCGGCGGTGACCTGCCCGCCAGCGGTGCGGAAGACGGCGCTGGGGATGACAAGCCCGCCAAGGGTCAAGGGGCGGACGCGCCCCTCGATGCCGATGGTAGCAGCGACGATCGAGAGCGCACGGGTGCGGACCGCAAGCGTCTGCGCAGCCTCCAGCGGACGAACTCCCGGCTGAGTCGTGAAACCGAGATGCTCCGCCAGGAGCTTTCGGAGGTCCGCCAGTACGTGGAAGGTCTCGCCCGCCTAGAGGGCCAACGCGCGTCAGGATCGGTTGCCGCTGCGGTCGAGGCAGCCGAGCGCGAACTGCAACAGGCGATCGACGATGGCGACAGCAAGGCCGTCGTGGAGGCGCTACGCAAGCGGGATGAGGCGAGGGACCGGCTGAACCGCATCCAGCCCCAGGCCGGATCGGACGCCGAGCCCTCGCCCCGCACGCGGACCAGGACCGCCGCCGACCCGCGCCAGGATCCCGCCGTCGCGGCGTGGCTCGAGCGCAACGACTGGTTCGACTGGAACCTCGGCGACGAGGACAGCCAGGCTGCCGCCGCGATCAGCAACGATTTGCGCGGCCGGGGCATCCCCATCACCGACCCTCGCCACCTCGCCGAAGTGGAACGCCAGATGCGCGCACAGCGCCCCGAGCTGTTCGACGGCGATGGCGGCGAGCCCGACCTGCCGCGCACGGCGGGCTCGACCAGGGCCGCCGCACCGGGCGCGGGTAACGGCAGGAAGCTCCCGCCGATCACGCCGGCCGAGCGCCGGGCCGCCGAGATGGCCGGGCTCGACCTCACCGATGCCAACGTGATGAAGCGCTGGCAGGCCGCTCGCGCCGAGCGCTTCGCCAAGACCGGGAGAGCGTGATGGCCCGCCCCAGCCGCGAGCAGTCGCCCCCGACCCTGCCCGACGATTTCGTGCTGCCGGAGTCGCCCGCCGAGGACGAGTTCGACGATGGCCCCGCGCTCGGCTCCGCGATGGACGACGACCGCCCGACGCGCGCCGCAGCCCCCGGCCGGCGCCCGATGGTCCGGGACATGGACCTCGGCAGCGACGAGCGGCTGGCCCGCCTGCGCCGCCAGCGGGCGTTGCAGATGCAGGCCATGCGCGACAACCCGTTCCTCGAGGACGAGCAGCCGGGATTGCCCAGACTGCCGGACGATGATCCGGGCTGGGCCTACAAGTGGGTGCGGCACAGCCTGCCGGCGGCGAGTGCTACCGAGAACCGCCAGGTCGACACGAAGAACCTGATGGACACGGTGCAGGGCAAGCTCCGGTACGAGTTCGTGCGCAAGGACGACCTGCCGCCGAAGTGGCAGGCGCACCTTGCCAGCTTCACCGTCATGGAGGGCCAGCACGCCGGCTATCTGGTCTACCGCGACCTGATCGCGGCGCGGACCGAGAAGCGCCTGCGCGACATGAAGCTGGCTGCCAACGAGTACCGGGCGCAGCAGCAGCGCGACGATCTTAAGAGCGGCATCGCTGAGCAGATGATGCGCAGCGGCATGCGCCCGTGGTCGCAGGACCGCGAGCTCGTGGAAGGCCGCGACGTGCCCTACGACTGGGAGGTGTGAGCATGGCCACGCGCCGCAAGCCGGCCGCCGCCGACGAAGAGCAGGATCCGATCCCCGACGTGGCGATCGAGGATGCTGCACCCCCGCCGCCCGCCCCGAACTTCTACGTCGTCCAGGTCCGGCGCAACGATGCCGACGAGTGGCGCGCGGTCGCCTTGTCCACTGTGGCGCTGAACCCAGACGGACGCGACATCCTCCGCGCGCCGTGGGTTCTCGACATCATGGACGCCAACGACGTGGCCGCCATGTACCGCGCCGCGGGCTTCGAGGCCCAGATCGTCCCCTACGTCAAGGACTGAGCCATGCCCGCCATCCAGGCCACCATCGCCAACGGTGCGGCCGTCACCGACGTCATCGACATCGGCACCAGCGGCGTGCTCGGCGGACTCCGGATCCCGGCCATGACGACCTCGACCGTCATCACGGTCCTGGCGGCCGAGAGCCCGACCGCGACGTTCGTGCCGCTTTACGACCGCGCTGGCAATGCGATCACGGCGGCGTGCTCGACCAGCGCGGCCCGGGCGGCGAACTTCAACCCCGACGACGTGTGCGGCTGGCGCTACTTCAAGTTCCAGGCCGGGACGGGCAGCGGCGACAACCAGTCGGGTGCGAAGACGCTCTTCGTCATGTTCCGCACGAAGCTGGATTGATGACCGTTATCGTCGCGGTCACTGACCCGCGCTTGGGCCGGGTGTTCTTGGGCAGCGATACGCTGTGCGAAAGCGGCGACACCAAGCTCCATCTCGACCGAAGCAAGTGGGCGATCGGGCGGCACTGGGCCATCGGCCTTGCCGGGCACCTGCGCTACAACCTGCTGGCAGACGAGGTGGTGAAGGATCTTGGGCCTGAGATGACGGCCATGGGCGTCGCGAATCGCTTGCGTGACGCAGTTCGCGCCGACGGCGCCATTCAGCATGACGACAAGGGCCAGCCGGCCGGTCACGACCTGTCCGGGCTCATCACCGATGGCCGCGCAATCTGGAACATGGATTGCTCATATGCCCCGCTTCCGGCGGAGCGGTTCGCGGCGCGCGGCATCGGCCGGGAATTTGCCACCGGCGCCATGTGGGCCGCGTGCAAGGACGATCCCGAGTGCGGCGCGCAAAAGCTTCTGATGCTGGGCGTCGGCGCGGCGATCGAGAACTGCCGCGGTTGCGGCGGTCAGATCAGGCTCGACCTGTTCCCCAACTCTCATCGTTGACAGCGACCCGGACGACCCGGACATAGCCTCCACGTTCGGCTGCCGAGGGTAATTCCCCCGGAGGTCGAATCGTGTCCGCAGTCAATGCCCCCTACGGCTTCATGCCGGTCCGCACGCTGGGTGGCGGCCAGATCCGGTCGTTCGGTCTCCGCGGCGGCATCGCTTCCGCCTACGGCACCGCCATCTTCCGCGGCGATCCGGTGAAGCTGGTCACCGCCGGCACGTACCAGCTCGCGGCCGCGGGCGAGGCGATCAGCGCCATCTTCGCCGGCTGGGCTCCCGAGGACGGCGGCGTCTACAACACCGGCCGTTACTGGGTGGCCGGCACGACCTACACCAAGGCGCCGATGTGCTACTTCTGGCCGATCGAGGACATGCTCTTCTCGGTCCAGGGCGCGGGCACCATCGCGCAGACGGCCCTCGGTGACGCCGCCGACCACAACGCCGGCACCGGCAACACCCGCTCCGGCCAGTCCGGCGCCTTCCTGGCCTCCGGCTCCCTCGCCGGTGCGGGCAACTCCGCCGGCTGGAAGGTCATCGACATCGACCCGACCACAGACAACGCCTGGGGCGATGCCTACACGCGGGTCTTGGTCCTGGCGAACGAGATCAATCTCGGCCGCGCCCCCGGTAACGCGATCTAAGGCGGAGCACCCCAATGACCGTCATGACCTCCGCCCAGTTCACGGATCTGGTCGAGCCGATCAACAACTCGGTGTTCGATGGTGTCTACCAGGAGCACCCCGAGGAGTGGTCGCGGATCTTCACCAAGAAGCAGGGCAAGCGCGCCCGCTATCAGGAGACCGCGGTCGTCTTCGGCTTCGGCGCCGCCAAGGAGAAGCCCGAGGGGCAGGCGCTGGAGACCGATTTCGGCGGCATCCACTACCGCACCCGGGCCACCTACAAGGTGTTCGGCCTCGGCTTCGCCCTCACCGAGGAGATGATGGAGGACAGCGAGGCCCTGGAGCTGGGCGCGCACTACTCCGCCGAGCTGGCCCGTTCGCTGAAGCAGTCGAAGGAGGTGTTCCACGCCGATGTGCTGAACCGCTCGGAGACGGCCGGTTCGGAGCTCGGTGACGGCGCCACGCTGCTCTCGGCCTCGCACCCCTACGCGATCGGCGGCACCTTCAGCAACCGGCTGGCGGCCCCGGCCGACCTGTCCGAAGCGTCGCTCGAGGCGCTGCTCATCATGGTCCGCACGGCGAAGAACGACCGCCTGCGGCCGATCCACCTGCGCCCCAAGAACCTGATCGTGCCGCCGCAGCTCGAGTACGTCGCGGCCCGCCTGCTGCGCTCGACCCACCAGCCCGGCACGGCGAACAACGACATCAACGCGCTGCGCTCGATGGGCAAGCTGCCGACCGAGCCCGTGGTGATGACCTACATCACCCAGGAGAACGCCTACTGGATCCACACCGACGCCCCGAACGGCCTGATGCACTACTGGCGCCGGGTGGTGAAGCGCGGGATGGAGGGCGATTTCGCCACCGGGAACATGCACTACAAGGCGACCGAGCGGTACGTCGCCCTCGCCGAGGGCCCGCGCTGCGTCTACGGCTCGCTGGGCATCTGACGCGCACTGACAGGCAGGAGCACGGCAGATGACCGTATTCTCGGATGGCACCCAGCTAGGCGGGCAGGATCGCCGCCGGACCGGCAAGGCGCTGAAGCTGCGGAGCGAGATGACCTATCTCGACTTCGTGCCGACGACGCTCGACCGCGACGGCATCTGCGCCGCGCAGCAGACGGCCGGTGCCGGCTCGCTGCTGCTCAACGGCGCGCTCGTGGCGAACGGGTCGGCGACGATCGGAAGCCGGACCGACAACTTCGGCCGCTGCGTCGGCGTCTACTCGGGCGGCGACCTCTCGGCCCGGACCTTCACGGTCAACGGCCTCGACGTCTACGGCGCCCCGATGACCGAGAACATCGCCGGGCCGAACAACACCACGACCGCAGGCGTCAAGGCGTTCTGGCGGGTGACCTCGGTCACCGTGAACGGCGCCGTCGGCACCAACGTCGAGGTGGGCACGATCGACAAGTTCGGCCTGCCGCTGTTCCTGGGCAACCTCTCGCAGGTGGTGCGCGTGGGCTGGGCGGCGACCCTGGCCGACAATGCCGCGACCGTGGCGGTGGGCGTGACCACTTCCCCGGCGACGGCCACGACCGGCGATGTGCGCGGCACGGTGGTGCCGTCCTCGGCGGCGGACAACACCCGCCGGCTGACCATCGTCTGGATCCCCGACCTGACCAACACGCTGACGATGTACGGCGTGCGGCAGTTCAGCGCCTGACCGGAGTAGCGCGGTGTGGCGGTTCCTTCGACGTCCTCGTGGGTTCTCGACACCGATGAGGTGATCAGTGCGGCCATGGATCGGCTCCCCGGTGGGGCCGACCAGGGCTACGACATCGCCAAATGCCGCCGCGCGCTTCAGTTCACCTTCCAGCGGCTGCTCGCGCGCCGGGTCGCCAACTGGAAGGTCACCGAGGGCGTCCTCCCCCTCATCGCCGATCAGGCAGCCTACTCGCTCCCGTCCGACGAGCACGACGTGCTCGAGGTCATGATCCGCGAGACGACCTCGGTCAACGCGACCGACATCCCCGTGAACCGGATGGCGCGGGGCGAGTACGCCGAGATCCCCGACAAGACGACCAAGGGCCGCCCGGTCAACTTCTGGCTCCAGCGCGGGCGGGACAACCGGACGCTCTACTTCTGGCCCACGCCCGACCTGAGCAACCGCTACCAGGTCCGCTATCAGCGCGTGGTGCTGTTCCGCGACGTGGGCACGATGGTCGACAACCTCGACGTGCCCGCGGCCTGGAGCGGCGTCATGGTGGCCGGTTGTGCCTACTTCCTGGCGCTCGAGAAGCCGGAAATCGACATCCCGACCCGGCAGGAGATGGAGCGCCTGTTTAACGACGAGATCGGGCTGCTCGAGGGCGAGGACGCCGACAAGGGCCCGCTCCGCATCTTGCCTGATTTGAGCGCGTACACGGGTGGATACTGGTAATGGGCAACGTCCGCATCGTCACGGCCACGCGCAACTCGCGCATGAACCTGATCCGCGACGCGATCGACGCCGGTTCGGGCGCCGGCACGATCAAGATCTACACCGGGACGCAGCCGGCCAATGCCAACGCGGCCTTGTCCGGCAACACGCTCCTGGCGACGCTCACCTTTTCCGACCCGTGCGCGGCCTCGGCGAGCAGCGGGGTGCTGACCTTCTCGGCCATCACCGAGGACAGCACCGCCGATGCGTCGGGCACGGCGACCTGGGCCAGGATCGCGGACAGCGCCGGCAACACGGTGTTCGATTGCGACGTCGGCATCACCGGCTCCGGGGCCACCCTCATCATCAACAGCGCGGACATCTCGGCGGGCGGCCCGGTCCGCATGACCAGCTTCACCCTTACCGAAGCAGCCTCCTGATGCCGTTCCCCACGCAATCCGGCGCCGAGACGGTCGACCGCATCGCCGCGCAGATCAGCGCCAACTTCCTGGTGGCGAAGACCGCGCTCACGGTGTGGCGCGGCGACGTGGAGCGTGGGCGCGTCTCCGGCTCGGCCAGCCGCGAGGCCTACCTCCAGGTCATCGGGGCGCGGAACTTCGCCGCGGCGCAGGTGGGGCGGAAGCGGCTCAGCCAGGCGTTCGTGCGCAACAACCCGGACCTGCCCGACGACTTCGATTTCCCGACCGCGCTGAACGAGCCCGAGCAGGCGATCCAGGCGTTCGCCGCGTGGTTCCGGGCCAACTGGCCGCAGACCACCAAGGACGGCCACCCGGCCTTCGAGGGCTACAGCGCCGCCACCGGCGACCTGGAAAGCCTCGACGTCCGCGTGCGCGATGCCGCCCGCACGGAGCTTCTGGCCCTCATCGACGCGGTTCTGGCCGCCCTCGGCTAATGGCTATCGGGACGCCGACGCTCCGGTTCGGCGGCACGACGAACACCGCCACCACGCTCGCCAGCTCGTCGTTCACGCCGGCGGTGGATTCGATTGTCTTTGTGGCGATCGGCACCCGCATCGGCGCGTCCACGACAACGGTCGACATCACGGTCAGCGACAACCGCTCCGGCACTTGGGAGCTGATCGGGGCGCAGGTTCCCGCCTCCAACGGCACCAGTTCGCCCAGCACGCGGCTGGCGGTCTTCCGGCGCGTCATCACGGTCAGCCAGTCCCTCGTGATTACCGGCTCGCACAGCGAGAGCGAGCGGATCACCATGCAGGTCTGGGAGGTTGCCGGCGCCTCCAACACGATCAGCAACACCGACACCGACGCCAACAATGCCGGCGACCTCGCCATGGCGATCTCGTCGCCGAACGCGGCGAGCTGCGTCTTCGCCGTAGGCGTGTTCGGCGGCTCGGAATCGCCCGTGGCGCCGTTGGCGACGGAGCTCGCCGAAACCATCGGCACGCCCCAGGCGCTCGTGCTGGAGACCAGCTACAGGCTGACCGGGGCTGGCACCTCGGCGAGCTGGACCACCGGCAACAACCGCTCCGCCTCGCTCATGTTCGAGCTGCCGGTGGCGCCGATCGAGATGGTGGGCGCCGGCAGCATCGGCATCACCGGCGCTGGCGATGTCGTCGAAGGGCAGAGCATCGCTGGCGCTGGCGATGTCGCTGCGGTGCAGGGCTTCGGCATTGTCACCGCCGACGCATCGCTGTTCGGGCTCGGCGTCATCGCGCCGCTCACCGGGGCCGGCGCGCTCGACCGTGGCAACGTCATCGAGAGCGACGGCGCGTTGCCGATGCTCACGGCCTTCGCCACGATCGAGCATATCCCGCCGCCGCCGCCCGACACCTTCACGCTCATCATCTGGTCGCGCTGCGACCGCTGCGGGATGCGAGCCCGGTCCGACGAGTTGGTTCGCGAGCCGGACACCAGTCTATACGTCCACGGTCGCTGCCTGGACGAGATCAGCGCCCGCCGCCGGCCGCGCCGCCCGGCCATGCGGTTCCGCAACCCGCGGCCTGACACGGAGCTGGAGAACAACCGCTGATGGTCGCCTGGACCTACGATCTCTTGGTGACCGACCTCCGCCGGATGTCCGACCGGTGGGAGAACGACACCGACTTCACCGACGCGATGCCCGCGGTGTTCGAGGATGCCGAGCGGCGCATCGTGCGCGAGTGCCCGATCAGCGTGTTCCATGTCGACGAGGCCGGGACCATGGTGGCCGGCACCGCGACCATCCCGCGCCCGCTCGACGTCGTGGCGACCGAATATCTCCGCTACGAGATCGGCGGGCAGTACCGCAGCCTGCGGCTGAAGCCGGCCGCCTGGCTGGACCAGTGGTGGCCGACGCCGAGCACGCAGGGCGAGCCGCGCTACATCGCGCTCTTCGACCGGACCACCTACAAGGTCGCCCCGCCGCCGAACACGTCCTACACCTACGTCCTGGGCTACCGGCGCCATACGGCGTTCCTGGGGCCCGGCACCCAGACCAACGTCCTCACCGAGCAGTACCCCGACCTGCTGCGCGCCGCGCTCTACGCCCGCGCCGCCCTGTTCAAGGTCGAGGAGAACCCGGAGAACGCCGCCGACCTCGGCAAGTTCGAGGCCAACTACCAGACCGTGAAGCAGGCGGTGTTCGGCAACGAGATGCTGGCCGCCAGCACCGTGTTCGAGGCCGGCGCCGTGGAGCGGAGGGCCGCACGATGACGACGACCGCCATGGCGTTCTGGTCCGAGCTGAGCAAGCCGGACGAGGGCAGCGAGACGGACGACTGGGCGCCCGAGGTCATCGCGATCTGGGACGCCTGGGACCGCATGCTGGGCGGCATCGTGGCGATCTCCGTCACCAGTGCGGACGTCACGCTCTCGACCACCCAGGCGCAGTATGGGGCGATCGAGGCGACGGGCTCGCCTGCGGCCGCGCGCAACCTGATCTTCCCGGCGAAGAACCGGAAGTACATCGTCCGCAACGCGACCTCGCAGGATCTGTTCTGCTACGTCACGGGCTTCTCGGCGAAGAAGGTTCACGTCCCGCCGGGCGTGACGCTGGCGTTCGCGACCGAGGCCGCCGGCACGCCCCGGGCGATCGGGCCGCAGCTCGTGCGCAACGGCGGCTTTCCCAGCACGATCCTGCATCCTGGCAAGGCGTACAGCGGCCCGGGCATCTACTTCGGCGACGATCTCGACGTCGGCTTCGCGCGCCGCGCTGCGGGGCGCATGGGCGTGTGCCTAGCGGACAGCGAGGGCCGCGACAGCATCCGGTTCAACGCGGGCGCGGATGCGGCGAACCCGACCGTGGCGATGGGCGCCAGCTTCAACGACGGGTTCTACCCGGACACCACGACCACCGGCATCGCTTGGTCCAATGGCGGCTCACGGCGCGGCGCGCTTGCCGACGGCCTCGTGGTCGGCGCCCCCACCGGCGGCGACAAGGGCCTCGGCACGATCAACACGGCGGGCGATTACCACAGGAACAATGTGCGGCTTTCGTTCCAGCGGTCGGTTACGCTCGGCCCGTACAGTTTCGCCGCGAATGCAACCGGGACGGTGGCACATGGGCTGGGCGGCGTCCCGGGCATGGTGCAGCAGCGGTTCACTTGCCTGACGGCCGACCAGGGCTATTCGGTCGGGCAGGTGGTGACCAACGCCGGCTACGTGCAGTTCGCGGTCGACGCCACCAACTTGGTTTGGCGTGTGGGCGCTGGCGGCGTGCTTCTCATCCACCTGGGCAACGGCGCTGCGGTGGCCCCGACCACCGGCCGCTGGAACCAGCACTTCGTCGTCTACTACTGATGCTGACCGAAATCCCCTTCCGGCCCGGGGTGGTCAAGGACGAGACCAGCTATGGCGCTCGCGGCTACGCGCGGGACGCCAACCTGATCCGCTGGGTGCGCGGCAAGCCGGAGAGCCTGGGCGGCTGGCAGCAGCTTGCGAGCGGCATCGCCGGCAAGGTCCGCGCCATGCACGAGTGGACCCTGGCCGACGGCCGCCCCTACTGCGCCATCGCCACCACGGCCGGGCTCTACCTGTGGGACGGCACCACCGTCGCGAACATCACCCCGGTCGACAGCACCGGCGCCTTCGGCAACAACCCGATCGCCACCACCTCGGGCGACACGGCGGTCACCGTCACGCTTTCCAGCCACGGGCTGAACGAGCGCGACGTGATCTACATCGGCGGCCTGACCGCGGTGGGCGGGCTCCAGATCGGCGGCCCGACCGGCTCGAGCATCCTCAACCCGATCGCGACCACCGAGGGCTCGAGCATCGTGCGCGTAAACCATGCCGCGCACGGCTACGTCGACAACGACATCGTGAGCTTCCCCTCGATCGCCACCAGCATCTCCGGCATCGCCCAGGCGGTGTTCAACGCGAAGCACCGGATCCGGGTGCTGACGGTGGACAGCTACCAGTTCGAGGCGAACACCGCGGCGACGGCCACGACCTCGGGTGCGGGCGGCTCCAACACCATCATCTGCTACCGGCCGGTGACCGTGGAGGCGTCGCTGAGCTCAAGCACGTTCCGCATCCGGGCGGCGAGTGCCGCGAGCTCCACGGCCACCGGCGGCGGCTCGGGCGGGCTCTACGAGATCGACATTGCCGGCATCCAGGTGACCACGGCGCAGACCGGCGGGTTCGGCGCAGGCGCCTTCGGGCGCGGCCCGTTCGGCAAGAGTGCGACCGGCACGGTCAACACGACGCCGCGCGCCATCGGCCAGTGGAGCCTCGACAATTTCGGCAACGTCCTGGTGGCGTGCCTGTCCGGGGGCATCTCCGTCGGCGGCGCCACCAAGAGCCTGTTCTCCTGGCCGCCGGCGGGCAACAGCCGCTACCGGGCGGAGCCGGTGACCAACGCTCCGGCCAAGATCATCGCCATCGCCACGACGGGCGAGCGATCGCTTCTGGCCTGCGGCTGCACCAACGGAGCGGGCGACTTCGACCCGATGCTCGTGCGCAACTGCGACCTCGAGGATCTGACCGTCTGGACGGCGACGGCGACCAACAGCGCCGGCGACCTGCGGCTCGGCACGGGCTCGCGCATCGTCGGCACGGTGAAGCGCGAGAGCGGGCCCATCGTGTTCACCGACGTCGCGCCCTACGGCGTCAACTTCGTCGGCACGCTCGACCAGATCTACGAGGCCGAGCAGATCGGCATGGACTGCGGGTTGCTGGCGATCAACGCCGCGGTGCAGCGTGCCAGCGACATCTACTGGATCAGCCCCAGCTTCGAGTTCTGGCGCTACAGCGGCGGTCGGGTGCAGAGCGTCGAGTGCCCGCTTCGGGAGTGGTTCGAGAACGAGCGGCTGAACAAGACCCACGCCGAGAAGATCTACGGCTACGCTGACACCCGGTTCGAGGCGGTCTCGTGGACCTTCCCGGCCGGCGAAAGCCAGGAGCCCAACGAGTACCTGCGCCTCGACGTGCCTGCCAACCGCACCGACGCCATGGCCGGGTGGAGCAACGGCGTGCTCGACCGCGGCGCCTGGGTGAACGGGCTGCGCTTCCGGGCGAAGAAGCCCCTGGCGGTGAGCAGCACCGGCATCCTCTACGAACACGAGAGCGGCTTCAGCGACAACGGAGCGGCGCGCACGGTGTTCGTCGACTGGGCGCCGTTCGACATGAAGGACGGCCAGGCGCGCGTCAGCGTCTCGCGCGTCATCGTCGACATGGAGAACGAGGAGAACGTGACCGTGATCCTGACCGCGCGGGAGTACCCGAAGGGCCCGGCCCGGTCCAAGGAGCTTGCCGTTTTGCCTACGACGCAGCGGAACGACACCCGGATCAGCGGGCGGCAGATCGGCATGCGGCTGATCCTGCCCGGCACCACCTTTGCGCGGCTGTCCTCCGCCCGCGCCGACGTCTCCGAGCGGGGCGTGCGGTGAGCCGCTACGACCTGCCCAAGCCGCCGCCCTACGACGGCGAGGATCCGGCGATGGCCGCCCTGTTCGATTGGGCGCGCGACCTGACCGACGCCGTGCAGCGGGCCTTGTCCGTGATGGGCTCGCAGATGGTGCGCAAGGGCGACCCGGTGGAGCTGCCGGCGGTGACGGTGGCCCAGCTTGCGGCGTTCAAGTTCCGCGCCGGGCAGAAGGGGCGAATGGTTCACGTCACGGACGAGGCGGGCGGCGAGGTGCCGGCGTTCTCCGACGGCACGGCGTTCCGCCGGGTGACCGACCGGAGCGTGGTCTCGTGAGGGTGGTCGGCGAGCCGGACGATTGATAGGCGGTGCCGGTTCGGCGAAGGAGCGGGCGATGAGGGACTATCTCGGGTCGGATGTGGCAACCGCCATGGAGCTGATCCGCGCGCTCGCTCCGCCGCCGCCTCCGCCCCCGCCCGCTGGTGCCGCGCTCGGTGCTCCGGTGAAGCGCAAGGGCGGCGGCATGCTCAAGGGCCCCGGCGACGGGCGCAGCGACAGTATCCCGGCGGCCCTGGGCGCGCAGCCGGTCAAGGTCTCCGACGGCGAGTACGTGGTCCCGGCCGACGTGGTGAGCGCGCTCGGCCGCGGCTCGAGCGACGCCGGTGCGCGGAAGCTGACCGACATGGTACTCGGCGTCCGCGAGGGCTACCGCGACCACCTGGGGAGCCTGGGCAAGCCGGCCAAGGGTCCGGGCGACAAGCTGCTTGGCGGCCTGTTCGAGAGCCAGCAGGACACCGAGATCGTCCTGCCAAAGTACATCAACGACATCGGCGGCGCGAACGCGCAGCTTCTCCAGGGCGTGTGGCGGAACCGGCAGCGGCCAGGCGATGACGTCGCCGGGTTCACCGACGACCAGAAGCGCGCCATGGACGCGGGTCGCAACATCGCGACCGGCGACCCCTACATGACCAACGACGCCTTCTGGCAGGCGCGGCAGGTCGCCGGCGGGCAGCAGCAGAACTTCGACCGCGGCCAGCTCGACCTCATCGACCAGCAGGGCCGCGTGCGCGGCGCGCAGGACATGCTTGGCGGGCAGACGGCCAAGCTCGACGCCGCGCAGGGCATGGTGAACGATGCCGCAGGCCGGATCGGCGGCCAGTTCGACTTCCTCAACAAGGGCCAGGGTGAGCTCAGCGGCATCAACGCTACGCTGGGCGGGCAGTACCAGTTCCTCAACAAGGGGCAGAGCGAGCTCGGCAAGGCGTCCGACCGGATCGACGGCCAGTACGGCAACCTGGACACGGCGCAGGCCGGTCTCGGCGCGCAGCGGCAGCAGGTCGGCGGGGCGCAGTCCTACCTTCAGGACGTGCTCGGCCCGGGCGGCGAGAACCAGGCGCTGATCGACGCGACGCTCGGCAGCTTCGACTACCAGCGGGCCAAGGACATGGCGCAGGCGCAGCGGCAGCGCGCCGGGCGGCAGGCGTTCGGCGAGCGCCGTGCCATCGCCGAGGACGAGGAGAGCGTCGCCAGCAACCTAGCACGGGCGAACCTCGAGGCGGGCTTGCGCGACCAGGCGATCAACCGGCGCATGGAGGCGGCGTCGGGCATCGGCTCGCTGGCGCAGACCGGCACCGGGATCGAGAACGCCGCCGGGAACCTCACCGGGCAGGCGGGGCAGCTTGCCGGCACGCAGGCGAACATCGCCACCGGGCGCGGCCAGCTCGCCGGCGCGGCGGGGAACCTCGCGGGCCAGCAGACCGACGTCACGCAGACCCGCGGCGCGCTGGTGAACAGCGCCGGCAACCTGTCGGGCACGCTGGGCAACCTCGCCGGGACGAGCGGCAACCTCGTGGACAGCGGCACGCGCGTCGCCGGTCAGGTCGGGCAGCTTGCCGACACGTCGGGCAGCCTGACCAGCCGCAGCGGCGTGCTGGCGGGGCAGAACATCGACGCGGCGCGGACGGGCGCGGATCTCGCGGTGGCGCAGCGCGGCGTGGGCGTGAGCAATGTCGGGCTGCTCCAGGGCATCGGCGACCAGCAGCAGACGCAGGACCAGCGGGTTCTCGACGCGCCCTACAACCGGGTGGCGATCGGCAACCAGTTCCGCAGCGGGGCGCCGTCGGCGACGAGCACGACGAGCTCGCCCGGGTTGGGGCAGATCCTGCTCGGGGCCGCAGCGACGGGCGCTGGCGCTTACTTCGGCGCCAAGGACGGCGGCCGGATCAAGGACGTGCGGAAGAAGGCGATGCGCCGGGCCGACGGCGGCATGATGGAAGACGAGACGCTTGGCGGGGCGGCCGGGGCGTGGCGGCGCAACATCAACCGGGTGCGGGCGCAGAAGGCCGCGGCCGAGGAGGAGATGCCCGCGCTGGGCGCCAAGGGCTCGTTCCGCCAGCCGGTGCGGCCCGATCAGGTGCAGCGGCCGCATATGTTCGCCGACGGCGGCGAGATCCAGAGCTACTACGACATTGCGCGCATGGGCATCCCGTCGCCGCGCGAGGCCCTGATGGCGCTGCCGAAGCCGGAGATGCCTGCCCCGATCCCCGGCATGGCCGCCAACGCCGAGTTCAACCAGCGGCTCGACGAGTTCCGCGCCCGCACCGACGAGCCCGGCGTGCTCGGCAGTGTGGGCGACGCGCTCGGCCTCAACTATCTCGGCCCCGACCAGGACGGTGCCGGCGGCCTGCCCGGCACGTTTGAGCGGCGGATCATGAAGGACCGGACGGCACCCGCCGCGCCGGCGCCCGAGCGGTTCCCGGCGGAGGTGGCGGAGAAGCTGCCGCCGCAGTCGAAGGCCCCGCTGGCGGAGCGGGTGAACCAGATCATCGCGCGGGGTGCGACGCCGCAGGCGCAGCCGCCCCGGCCCGCGATGGCCGTTCCTGCCCTCGGCGGCGGGTTCATGCCGGAGATGAAGACCCGGGGCGCAGAGCCGGCCGCAGGGTCGCTCGGCAACTTCATGCCCGAGATGAAGACGCGCGGCCCGGAGCCAGCCGCCGCTCCCGAGCAGGGCCGCTCCTTGGGCGATCGGGTCGAGGGCGCGTTCATGCACCCGCTGACGCAGTTCGGCCTCGCGCTCCTGGCGGACGACGGCCGCAGCGGCTTCGCGGGTGCCGTCGGCAAGGCGGGGCTTCAGGCGGCCGACGCGGTGTCGCGCCAGCGGGCGGCGAAGGAGAAGGCCGCGAGCGAGTCCAGGGCCGAGTTGCTGGAGCTGCGGCAGCTCGGGCTCAGCGAAGAGCAGGCGCGGGCTGCCATGGCTGACCGTGTGGCCGACAATGCGCGGCAGGAGGCCCGGGACGCCGCCTCGCAGGCGAACGCCGACAGGAACTTCGCGGCGCAGGAGGCCTACCGCAACCAGTCGCTGGGCATCCAGAACGCCGGGCTGGACCTGCGCCGGCAGACCGAGGCGAGGCTGGCGAAGGGCGGCGGCGGCGAGGCCAGGACGAACCCGCGCGTGGCGACGCTCTACAGCAAGCTCGACGAGGCCATGCTCAACGACGACGCGGAGATGGCCGACCGCATCCGGCAGCAGATCGCGCTGATCGAGTCCGATGGCGGCGACGCCGCGCTCGGCGGCCTGCCGCCTGGGTTCGATCTCGACGAGCCGGCGCTGAAGGACGGCGGCATGGTGAAGAAGCGGCCTGGAAAAGCGCGGCGCTGCTGACCTACTGACACACCGTCGTCGGGTTGCTCGTGTCGCTGGTGTTGCACACGATCGGCGGCTGAGCCTGCCGCAGGAAGTACCCGCCCACGGCCGTCAGCGCGCGGCCGGTCGCCCGGCGGCTCTCGGCGGCTTCCTCGGCCGCGTAGGCATCCGCTTCCGCCCGCTCGATCTGGCGCCGCACATCGCGCCGGCGCATGACCAGCTCCGCCCCGTAGCTTTGCACTGCGGCCACGTCCGCCTCGCACGGGTCGCCCGCCGGGCACGCCGCGCGCATGGCCTGATACCGCGCGATCGTATCCTCGATCCGCACGTCGAGCGCGTACTTCGCGTCCTCGAGGTCGCTGATCGTGACCGAGGACTGCTGCACGGGCGGCGCCCCACTCGCACACCCGGCGAGAACGGCCAGCCCCAACATCGCGACGACACGCATGCGTGATCTCCTTCGGAGCGGAGCATGCACCGAGACGCGCTGTGCGAACAGTGAGAAACCGCACAGTTGAGGCGACCCGGACGTAAAGGCATGGTCCCGCGCCATGCGTACAGCGACGAATCCTGCCACCGGCGAGCGGCTTGCCTTCATTGCTGGCAAGTGGGTGCCCATACCCGGCACGGGTACGCCGCAACCCGCGCCTGAGCCGGCGAAGGATGAGGAGCCCGGCGTCATCGACCGCTTCGTCACCGGCCCGTTGCAGCGCGGCACGGGGCAGGCGATCGAAGGTAGCGCTGTCGGGCTGGGCTCGCTAGGCGTCATCGCGCCGGAGACGGCGGCCGAGTACGCGATCCGCGGGCGCCAGATGGCGCTGGGTGCGCCGCGCACGCCCGAGGACGAGGCCGGGCTCCAGGAGATCAACCAGGCGGAGACGCTGGGGCAGGCGGGCAGCGCGATCCTGCGCAACCCGGCGGCCGCGGCGTCGGTCGCGGTGGAGAGCCTGCCGCAGTCGGCGGGCTCGCTGATCCTGTCGGCGCTGGGTGCCATCGGCGGCACGATGGCGGGCGGCCCGCTCGGTGGCGTCGCAGGCATGGCCGCCGGCGCCGGCATCGGCTCCTACAGCACGGAATATGCGGCCTCTCTCGCGGAGGTCATACGGAACGCCGGGGGCGATCCGGACAGTCCCCAGGATCTTGTCCGCGCCCTCGGCGACCAGAACCTGATGGCGCAGGCCAAGGAGCGGGCGCTGCGGCGGGCGGTGCCCATCGCGGCGTTCGACGCGCTGTCGGCTGGCGTGGCCGGTCGGCTGGTGAGCGGGGCGACGGGCGCGAGCTCGTTCGTGGGCCGCTCGGCTGGCGAGCTCGGCATGCAGGGCGGCCTCGGCGCTGCTGGCGAGGCGGCGGCGCAGGCGAACATCGGCGAGTACGTTCCGGGCCAAATCGCGCTCGAGGGCGCCGCAGAGATCCCCGGCGGTGTGGTGGAGACGGCGATCGGCGCCGCCACGCGCGGTCGGGAGCAGCCGGCGGCAGCACCACGGGTGCCGCAGCCGCAGCCCTCGCAGGCCGACGCGGAACTCCTGGCCCTTGGGCGCCAGCCCGACGCGGAGGCCCGCGCCGCCATCCGCGAGCGTTTCGGCGTGAACGGCATCAAGGCCAACGCGATCCTGAAGGAGATCAGGGCCGAGCAGGCGGCGCCGCCGAAGCCGGAGCCTGTCAAGCCGGCATCTGCCGAGCCGCCGCAGAAAGTGGTTCCTAATTCCGCGGGTTCGGATCCGACCGGCCGCAGCCAGTCGCAGGCCATCGCCGAGACCTCCAAGGCCAACGCCGCCGCGATGCTGCGCGGCTCGTGGATCCCGATCCGCGAGACCGAAGACCCCAACGCCCCGATCGTTGGCTACATCAACGAGCAGACCGGCCAGCAGCGCACGGTGGAGGAGCACCGCGCCGGGACGGACAGCCCGCTCTCGGGGCTCGAGCCGCAGCTTCCGCCGCCGGAGCAGGTCGCCGAGATGGTGACGCAGGCGCGGGCGAAGGCCGATGGCAGCACCACGGTCACGCCGACGCCGATCGCGGGACAGGACCGGCCGAAGCCCGAGCCGTGGTATCAGGTGCAGCCGCAGCCGGCGGCAGAGAACCCGACGCCTTCCGCCGCGACGGGCGCTCCGATAGAATCCGCGGCGGCAACTGCTGCGCAGTCTCGACCGCAGCAGATGGACTCGCCGGCCCTGGAGACGGGGCCGGCTCTTTCCCCGGAGCAGGCGGATAGTGATTTTGCGCGAGGCGAGGCGGATCGAGTTCAAGAAGTTCCCGCCGTTGTCGGACCAGAACTCGGTGGAGTTGACGGTCAGCGGCTGGACGCTGGACGAGACGGGCCAGATGCTCCCGTGCCGGGAGACGATGCGGGTGCGCCGCTGGCCGATCCTGCCGCCGCGTCGGATGTCGCTCAGCCCGAAGGCCAAGGTGCGCGCGACGCGGATCGGCCGCAACCGCCGCCGGTAGGCTTCACCCCCAACGCGATCGACACCGAGGACGGCCGGCCCGTCTCGGTCAGCACCGCCAACGCGATCCGCACGGTCCGCTACGAGGACGGCACCGAGCGCCAGGAGCGTGACAGGCCGACCGAGCGGTATCGGCCGATCGATGCCAAGGTCGCGGCCGCAGAAGCGGGCATCGCGCCCGCGCCCACCGACGGCCAGAAGGAAGCTGGCAACTACAGCAAGGGCCGCCTCCGCCTGCACGGCCTCGACATCAGTCTGGAGAACGCCAAGGGCAGCGAGCGCAGCGGCGTCGGCAAGGACGGCAAGCCTTGGTCCGTCACCATGCCTGCGGCCTACGGCTACGTGCGCGGCACCGAGGGCAAGGACGGCGACCAGCAGGACGTCTATGTCGCGAGCGAGGCGCCGACCGCCTTCGTGGTCGACCAGCTCGACGCCGAGACCGGCAAGTTCGACGAGCACAAGACGATCCTGGGCGCCAAGGACGAGACCGAGGCGCGGGCGATCTACGAGGCTGGGTTCTCCGACGGCCGAGGTCGCGAGCGGTTGGGCGCGATCACGGAAGTCCCGCTCGACGACTGGAAGGCATGGCTGAAGTCCGGCCGGACCAAGAAGCCACTGGCGTGGAAGGAGTCCGCCGATGCCGCTCCCGCGCAGGAAGCACCCGGGCCAGAAGCGCAAGACACGCCAGCAGCGCGCGTGGGCCAGGTTGCTGAAGAAGCGGGAGCGCCGCGAGGTGAAGCGGATGCTGCGGGCGGCGGTGGGGTAGACCCGAAGACGCTCGCGCGGGCGATGACGGGCGTCCGTCGCGGCACCCGCAAGGAAACTCTGATTCGCGAGGGCCTGGACGGCGGCGGGCTGAGCTACAGCGCCGACCGCGGCGTCTGGTATCACGCCGGCAAGCCCGGCGAGTACACGACGGCTGCCGACGCCGTGGACGGGCTGCCGACCAAGGCCGAGCGGGAAAGCGCCGAGGCCAAGCGCAAGGTCGACTACGACCGCGGCATGGCGAACGCCGAGGCGATCCGCAAGCGCGCGGAAGAGCTCGCCGCCAAGGAGGCCGCCGCCCCCAACGGCATCGCCCGGAACAAGGCGCGGAAGGAGGCGGAGAAGGCCCAGCCGGCGCCCTCCTACGCAGCCGGCGACGACGCGGCGGTGGCCGCAGGGTTCGAGCGCGTCGAGAACGGCTACCGCCGCTACACCGAGGCGGGCGTGCCGATCGACCTCAAGATGCTGCCGCGAGGCCGCTGGTCGCTGATGATCGACGGGCCTGCGTTCCAGCGCAGCTTCGATTCGCTCGAGGCGGCCGTCGCGGGGCAGGAGGCGGCGCAGGCCGAAAAGGACCAGATCGCCGAAGCGGCGAGCGCCAAGCAGAAGGCCGAGCAGGCCGAGCGCGACAAGCTCAACCGCATCCGCGAGCAGGCGATGCGGCCGAAGGCGGAGCCCGCGCCCAAATCCGAGCCGGTCAAGCGCGGCGAACCTGCGACCCTCGCCTCGACGCCCGACAAGGACTGGCGGCCCGCATCCGCGACCGACGCGCGCAACGCCGTGCTGCGGCAGATCGAGGAAGCGAAGAAGCTACCGGAGAGCAAGTGGGCAGCGCGGGCCGGCGATGTCTTGCGCGGCGCGGCCGAGGCGTATGGCAAGCAGCGCGCCAAGAGTGGTAGCGCTTCGCAAGCGGCGTCGGACTACAGGATCGGATGGGCCGCGCGACTTTACGGCGGCAGCCCAGTCAGCGCCGATGCCAAGGTCGGCTACAGCGACGCCGGCAGGTTCCTGCAAGACAACCCGATGCCGGACGGCCCGACGACTGTCCGCATCCTCGCCTTCAACGAGACCGGCGCCCGCACCCGCTTCGACGTGAACCTCGATCCCGAGGCCCTGGCGAAGTTCGCCCGGAACTGGGAGCAGATCCCGTCCAAGAGCCTCGGCACCTACAAGCGCAAGGTCAAGGCCGCCGCCGAGAAGAAGCGCGTGCTCGTGGCCGAGGATGAGGTACAATCCGCCGCCGAGACCCTGGCCGCGAACGCCGACACCATGTCCGCCGAGGAGGCGGTCGAGCGCGCGGTCGAGGACGCCGCCCTATCCCTGGAGAGCGAGCTTGCAGCAGCAGCCGGAGACGAAGCCTACAACCCGGTGGCGGCGGACCCTGACGGTACAGGAGAGGCGGAAGCTGGCGGCCAAGCTGCGCAAGCGGGCGACGTCGCAGAAGGGGATCAGCGGCCAGCAGCGGATGAAGGCGCGGCGGCTGGCGACGAGCCTCGAAAGACTCGCCGGCGGGTAGCGAAGCAGGCCACTCCGCTCCAGGAACCGGACTCCATTCAGGACGCCGGCGAGAAGATCGGCGGCGCCCGCAAGGATGTGTGGCGCAACCGCGCCCTGACCGCCGACGATCTTGAGGGCATGACCGCCGGCGAGGAGCGGTCCTACGTCACGAAGGACGCCGTGTTCCCGGCGCCCGACTACGCCACGATGGTGGCCGACGGCACTGAACCCGTGGCGGCCGCTGCGCTCAAGATGGTGCGCGACCGGCTCGCGGCGCGACCGGCCGACAACCCCGAGGACCGCCGCCGGTTCATCAAAGCGATGGGCGTGGTGCGCGAGCAGTTCGCGGCGGTCAAGACGTTCGACGATGTGAAGCGACTATCCGATCGCGTGGGCGAGGTCGTCAGCTCCCACGCCCGGATCGGGTCGGGACAGGACCTGTCCCCGGAGGTCCGCGCCGAAGGGCGCAAGGTCTATCGCTCGTTGTTCAAAGCCGGGTCGAAGACCGACCCGCTGCGGGTTTCCGAGTGGGACGAACTCCGCAAGGCCAAGAAGATGGTCGACGCCGGGTGGCCCGGCGAGACGGAGGCGTGGAAGCTACGCTGGCGCATTCTCCAGCCCGACAGTCGCGACCCCGGCTGGGCTGTTGCCGACGATCGCAGCCGCATGCTCCTGGCGACCGGGCTCAAGAGCCGCGAGGAGGCCGAAGCCTGGGCGTCCGAGAACTGGGCCAAGGCAAAGGACGGCGGCAAGGACGGCGGCAAGCTGCCCGATCGCCCGCATCTCGACAGTCTCCAGCGTTCCGGCAAGGACGTCCGCGGCGGTCGCGACATCGGCAGCGAGGACTTCATTCGCGAGTTCGGATTCCGCGGCGTCGAGTTCGGCAACTGGGTCGCCAGCGACGAGCGGCAGAAGGTCGTCAACATCGCCTACGAGGGCCTGCACGATCTGGCCGACACGCTGGGCATCCCGCCGCGCGCCCTGTCGCTGGCGGGCAAGCTTGGCATCGCGTTCGGAGCCCGGGGCAGCGGCCGGCACGCCGCCCACTATGAGCCCGACAAGCTCGTCATCAACATGACGAAGCTCTCCGGCGCCGGATCGCTCGCGCACGAGTGGGCGCACGCGCTCGACCACTACTTCGGCGAACTCAACGTCGACAAGAAGGGCGCCGGCGCGGCCAAGGGCGCCTCGGGTTGGTACACCCCGACGAGCAGCCGGTTGCGCGATCTCCAGAACCTCCGGCCCGAGATGGCGCAAGCCTTCGACCGGCTGATGTCCGCACTCTTCAAGTCGTCGAAGGACAAAGCCGCCGCGGTCCGCGAGGCCGAGTTGCGCCTGGAGAAGCAGGAAGGCGAGGTCTCGAAGGCCGAGGCGGCGACGGCCGGGTTCCGCGAACGCGGCGACAAAACGAACCTGGCCCGTTTCGAGAAGTGGCTGGCGCAGTCGGGGCGCCCCTCGGTCGAAGCGGTCAAGCGCAAGCTGGCGAAGCTCCGCGAGATGCCGGAAGACTCCGACTTCGGCGCGGTCAAGAGCAGCTTCTACCAGGAAGCCCTCAAGCTCTCCGGCTCCAGCGGGGAGAAGGGCTACTGGGCGCGGCCGACCGAACTCTTTGCCCGCTCGCTCGAAGCTTACGTTTCCGACCGGATCAAGGATCGCGGCGAGGTCAGCCAGTACCTCGTTCACGGCGTCGAGGGGGAGCGGTACGCATCTGGCAGCTACAAGGGCAACCCGTACCCGACCGGGCAGGAGCGCGAGCGCATCAATGCCGCGTTCGACGACCTGTTCCGCGAGATGAAGGTCGAGGACCGCGGCGACCTGCCGCCGGCATTGTTCCAAGCCCTCCGCCCCACCCCCGACCGCGCCCCCTCGGTAGCCGAGACCGTCCGCCTCGCGGCTAACGCAGTGGTCGGCAATCTGACCGACGAGCAGTATCGCGGCATTGCCGAGGCCATGGCGCCAGAACTCGGCGCGCTGCTGAAGCGCCTCGCCGGCGACCGCGGGAAACTGGTGGTGACCGACCTGCTTCTTGCCAAGAGCAAGAGCGGAGAGCCGGTCGCGTTGGGCGGCATCCAGATCGGCAACCTGATTGGCGTTGCCGTCTTCGATGGGGCGGCGCTGCGCCCGATCGCCGAAATCCAGGGCACGCTACGCCACGAGGTCATCCACCTGCTGCGCAACTCCGGGGCCATCCCAGCGCCTGCCTGGGCCGCGCTGGAAGCCAAGGCGCCGCAGTGGCGGAAGATGCTCGGCATCGACGACATGCAGGTCTACGGCGAGCTCAGCGAGGCCGAGCGCAACGAGGAAGCCATCGCCGAGGCTTATCGGCTGTGGAAGGACGGCAGCCTCAAGATCGCCGGCGCCCCGCTCGCCGGGCTGCGCTGGATCGGCCGGTTCCTCGACGCGCTCCGGGGCATCGTGGCGAAGGCGCTGGGCCTGCCGAAGCTCCCGCGTCCGCAGGACGTGTTCGAGGCGATCGAGCGCGGGGACTTCGCGGGAAGCGCCGCCTCCGGCATGGCCGAGATCAACGGCGTTCCCGTCGCCGGCTACAAGACCAACAAGCTCGGCGGGGCGATGCAGATCACCGCCTACCACGGCAGCCCGCACAAGTTCGACCGCTTCAGTCTGAACAAGATCGGCACGGGCGAGGGCGCGCAGGCTTACGGGCATGGGCTGTATTTCGCGGATAGCGAAGGCGTCGCTCGAAGCTACCAGAAGGCTCTGTCCGGCGGCTGGAAGTCCAAGGTCTACAAGGACGGGCAGCCTTTCGAGCCGCGCAGCCAAGCGGAGATTTTCGCGCGTAACGCCATGCAGGAGGCCGGCGACGACCCGGTGGCGCTGGCGGAATGGTTTGACCGGGCTCGCGCTGGATACAAAGCCAAGCCGGTCTATGCGAACATGCTGGCTCCGTTGGAAGAGGCCCGCGAGATCGCATCGCGGCTGACGGTGAACCGCGACGGTGAACTCTACACCGTGAACCTCGACGTTGAGCCCGACGACCTGCTCGACTGGGACGCCCCACTGAGCCAGCAGAGCGAGAAGGTGCGGAAGGCGCTGGAGGGGCTGGGGATCGACGGTGGCGAGTACACCGTCCGGGTCGCAGGCGAAGACCTCAACGACCAGTTCGTGTTCCGCTCGCGCAAGGAAGCCGAGGCCGAGGCCGCCAAGTGGCGCGACATGGGCGGCTTTGACGTGGACGTGTGGGACGATCCCTCCGACCTGAGCGGGCAGGAAATCTACCGTATCCTCGACGACGTGCGTCGGCAGCAGGGCGAGGCTTCGACTAAGCTACTCGCCGCCGGCATCCCCGGCATCCGCTACTTCGACGGCGGCAGCCGCGCAGCCGGCGAGGGGACCAGGAATTATGTCATCTTTGATGATGCCCTGATCCAGATCACGGCGCGGATGCAGACCACGACCCTCGCCCGCGGCGCCATGCTGCGCGACGTCGACCAGGGCGCCCTCGTGGACGACCTCGCCGCGCAGAACGCCGGGCTCCTGGGCCGCGTCATGGGCCCGGGCATGCGGGGCAAGGCAGGCTCCTACATGGACCGCGCCCGCCGGCTGTTCCAGGATAGGTTCCTGTTCGTGCGCCGCACCCAGCAGGAAGCCGAGCGCATGCTGGGCCGGCCGCTCACCGAGGACGAGGACGCCTACCTCGCCGAGGAGCTGTTCCACGGCAAGGTCGGCGAGCAGAAGTTCCGCAGCGACAAGGACTTCCGCGAGCCGATCGTGGAAGCCATGCACAATGCCGGCCTCACCGTCGCCGAGGTCGACGACTTCCTGACCGCGCGCCACGCCGAGGAACGGAACGCCGCGGTCGCCGAGATCAATCCGAAGTTCCCCGACGGCGGCTCGGGCATGACCAACGCCGAGGCCGAGCGGATCCTGGCCGGCTTCAACCCCGAGAAGCGCGCCGCCCTCGACGCCATCGGCGAGCTCGTCGACCAGATGATGGAGCGCCGGCTGGCGCAGATGGTGGACAGCGGCATCATGGCCGCGAGCGAGGCCGACGCCTACCGATCCAAGTACCGCCACTATGTGCCGCTCCGGGGCGTGCCCGCCGACCCGAACGAGGAGGCGCTGAAGCCCGTCCAGGGCCGCGGCTTCATGGGCTCAAGGAAGCGCGAGAAGCGCGCCATGGGCCGCGGCAGCCGGGCCGAGGACGTACTTGCCACCGCGTTCACCCTGGCCGACGAGGCGATCGTGCGCGGCGAGAAAAACCGCGTCGCCCAGGCGCTGCTCAACCTCGCCATGGCCGCACCCGACCCCGCCGTGTGGGAGGTGAACCCGGTCGAGCGCGAAGCCTACATGGTCAAGCTCGCCGACGGCCGGCAGCAGGTCCGCTACCGCTACCGGCCGCACTACAGCGGCGCCGACACGGTGAGTGTGCGCGTGGATGGCCGCGAGTTCCGGATCCAGTTGAAGGACGCCGACCTGCTCCGCGCGTTCGCCAACCTGGGCGGCGGCGAGCTCAACGTCATGCTCTCCGGGCTGAGCCACGTGACCCGGGTGCTGTCCAAGCTCAACACCATGTGGTCGCCGGAGTTCATCGTCTCCAACGCCTTCATGGATTTCCAGACCGGCCTCATCAACCTGGGGCAGGAGGACCAGCGCGGGCTCAAGCGCGAGGTCTCCGGCAACTGGCTCAACGCCTATCGCGGGGCGGTGCACTACCTGCGCGGCGGCACGGCCGACACCGAATGGTCGCGGCTCGCCAAGGAGTTCCGCGAGAACGGCGGCCAGACCGCGTTCAACGATCTGGTCGACAAGGACGCGCAGGCCAAGCGGCTCGAGGAAGCCGTGAAGGAGCTCGAAAGCCGGAACGCCAGCCGGGCCAAGCGGGCGCTGCGCACCATCGGCGCCACCATCGAGACCTGGAACACCGGCGTCGACAACGCGGTGCGGCTCTCAACCTATGCCGCGCTCCGCCGCCGCGGCTACAGCCCGGCCCGGGCCGCGAGCGTCGCCAAGAACCTGACGGTGAACTTCAACCGCAAGGGCGAGATGGGCCCGGCGCTCAATGCGCTGTTCGCGTTCTACAACGCGGCGGCACAGGGCACCGCGGTCCTGGCGACGGCGATCTACCGCTCGAAGAAGGTGCGGGCCATGGTCGCCGGCATCGTGGTCGCGGGCGCCATCCAGGAGATCATGGGCGGCATGTTCGACCCGCCCGAGGACGACCCCGACAAGCTGGGGCTCTCCGCCTACGACCGCATCCCCGAGTGGCAGAAGGCGCGCAACATCATCATCCCGACCGGGGCCGAGCCCGGCGACTACCTGATGATCCGCATGCCCTACGGCTACAACTTCTTCCACAACCTGGGGCGCGTGACCGCGGCCTATCTGCGCGGCGCGCCCGAGGCGGATGGCAAGCCCGTGGGCCTGGGCAAGACGATCGCCAAGCTGGGCTCGAACTTCGCCGACGCCATGATCCCGCCGGGCCTGGGCAACCTCTTCGTTCCCACCGTTGGGCAGCCCTTCGTCGACATCTGGAAGAACACCGATTTCTTCGACAAGCCGATCGCGCCGACGAAGTTCCCGGGCGATGACAAGCCGGACAGCCAGACCTACTTCCCGAACGTCAACCCGGCAGCGCGCGAGGTCGCAGCGTTCCTAAACCGCGTCACCGGCGGCAACGAGTTCCGGCCCGGCCTGGTCGACGTCTCGCCCGAGAGCATCATGCACGTCCTGACCACCTACGCCGGCGCCGCGGGCGCGCTGGTCACCAACACGGTGAGCAACACCTACCGGGCCGGTGCCGAGGCCATGGGCATCAACGCCGAGAACCCGCAACTCGACCTGTCGGACGTGCCCTTCGCCCGCCGCGTGGTCGGCACGGCCTCACCCTGGCAGGCGCGCGACATCACCTACCAGCGGCTCGGCGAGATCGAGCTGCTGGCCGACGAGGCGAAGGTCAACCCGGAAGCCCGCCGCGAGAACCGCCGCCTCCTGGCGTTGACCGACGAGGCCCGCAAGCTGCGCCGGGAACTGTCCACCATGCGCAAGCAGCGGCGGGCGATCCTCGCCGACGAGACGCTGCCGACGGCACAGCGCCGGGCCAGGATTGACCGCATCGACGAGCGCGAGCGCGCCGCCATGGCCGCCTTCAACGCCCGCTATATCAGGGCGCTCGCAAACTAGGGTGGTCAGCGACCCGGACGACCGTTAGCTGGGCTGCCGTCCCAGGACTCACTCGTGGCGGCCCATGTCCAAGCTCCTAGTCGATGGTCGGCGTAATCCCCTCCAGACGGGAGTGAAGAAGCGCGGCACCTATGTCGAGCAGACGGTCAACTCCTCGACGCAGCAGACGTTCACCCCGAACCCGCCGGTCAAGACCCTCTACGAGGTCCGCACCACCGGCGACATCCGCATCGCGGCGCACGAGACCGGCTACACGTTCGTCAAGGCGAACGAACCCAAGATGTTCGCCTACGAGATCGATTACGTCGAACTCAGCCCCTCGAGCCTGACGGCCGAGAACAGCACCGTCACCTTCGTCGGCGAAACCGGCAACGCCACGGTCTCCTTCGTCGAGATCGTCTGATGGCCGGGCCGATCGCCATCCGCAAGGGGGTCGATCGCAAGTCGAAGACCGTCCTGGATCCTCACGAGGCATTCACCGCCGGGGAGGTGGTGACCGAGGTCGAGATCACCACGCCGCCGACCAGGGGCTCGGCCACGGTGGTCGAGTCCGGCACGCGCGTCCGCTACGTCGCCCCTGACGAGTTCGTGCGCGAGGCCACCTTCTCGTGGCGCATGCTGGTCGACGGCAACTGGACCTCGCCGGCGGTGGTGACCCTGCGCGTCGGGCGGCTGCCCAGGCGCCCGGGCCTGGCGTTCCCGCGCCGGCCGATCGACGAAATCCCGATCGCGCGCCCGGCCATCGTCGCCGCGGCCGATAGCCCGACGACGGCCTACCGCACGCCGGTCACGATCGACGTGCTCGCCAACGACACCGGCGTCGAGCTGTCGGTAGTCTCGGCCAGCCAGCCGGAGCAGGGTTCGACCGTCGTCAACCTGGACGGCACGATCACCTACACCCCGGGCGAGGACTTCTCGGGCGAGGACGCCTTCAGCTACGTCATCACCGACGGCCCGCAGATGGCGGTCGGAACGGTCACCGTGACGGTGGAGGCGCCGGTCATCGCCGCCGAGCCGGATTCCGCCACCGCCATCGGCACGACGCCCATCCTGATCGATCCGCTCGCCAACGACATCGGGACCGGGCTTACGGTGACCGCGGTAGGGGCGGCAGCGCATGGGGTCGCGGCCATCGCCGACGCCGGAGCGCGGATCACCTATACCGCGACGCTCGGCTACACGGGCCCGGACAGCTTCACCTACACGATCACGGACGGCTCCGCCCGGACCAGCGTCTCGACGGTGCAGGTCGAGGTTCTGGCGCCGCCGATCTTCGCATCGCCCGATGCGGCTGCGACGACGACGACGACACCGGTCGTCGTGTCCGTGCTCGCCAACGATACCGGCGTCGGGCTGACCCTGACCGAGGTCGCCGTGTCGCCGGCGGACGGAGCGGCCGTCATCAGCGGCGGCGGGACCACGATCACCTACACCGCCAACCCGGCGTTCACCGGCGAGGATTCGTTCACCTACCTGATAACCGACGCCTACGGGCAGACCGACATCGCAGTGGTCACGGTCACCGTCGAGGCCGCGACATCCACGATCCTGGCCGTGAACGATTCGGTCGCCGCAGTCGCCGGGACCACGCAGACGATCTCGCCGCTGACCAACGACATCGGCTCGAGCCTGTCCATCTCGGCCGTGGGCTCGCCGTCCAACGGCGGCCAGGCCATCCGCACCAACGGCAACAGCCAGATCCTCTACACCCCGGCGATCGGCTTCGCCGGCACCGAGACCTTCACCTACACGATCACCAACGGCTCGCAGAGCAGCACGGCCACGATCACGGCCGAGGTCGAAGTCCCCGGCTTCGCCGTCGCCAACGACACCTACAGCACCGGTGCCGGCGTGCCGGTGACCTTCTCGCCCCTGGCGAACGATACCGGGCAGGGCCTGCGCATCGCCCGCATCGGCGGCGCCTGCCGCGCTTCCTGCACGGTGCTCAACGACGACAGCACGATCGGCCCGCCGGCCGGGCACGACCTGTTCCGCATCCCGTTCGACAAGGACGCGGAACAGGTCGTGCCCGGCCGGCGGGCCGATCCCGTCGGCATCGCCGGGGGCACCCTCAACGAGACGTCGTTCGACCCGGACATCACGGACACGGCCGCCGTCAACGCCGCCATGGCGCGGATCGGGCGCATCACGTTCTCCACGGGTGCGGCGACCTTCAAGTACCAGCACCGGGTGGCGGCCACCGATGGCGTGCGCGTGGTCGGCTGGCGCGGCCTGCGGGCCTCGAGCAGCGGCAGCGGCGAGGGCTTCGGCGCGGGCGGCAACACCCTGGTCGACGTGCGCATGCCGGCGCCGGGCGTGAACCGGGACGGATCGACGATCGAGTATCCGCCGACCAATATCAACGGCACGCCGAAAGCGGGCGACAACTCGATCGTGCTCTACCCTGAGGACGGCAACCCGGCGAGCACGACGGCCGTCCTGCTCAACCAGTTCCGCTACAACATGCCGGACGGGGTGATCCCGCGTGCGGCGGATGGGCAGAACGCCGAGGCGCGGTTCATTCGCCGGGTCGACCTGCTCTTGACCGACGTCGCCGGCTCGGGGAACGGCACCGGCGTCGGCGCGTCGGAGCTCATCCCGCCCGGCACCTACCTGCGCTGGTTCGAGATCAGCGACCCCAACCACGGGCCGATCAATCACCCGCTCAACTGCACCGGCACGCGCCAGAACGGCAACAAGGACAAGCCGGCTAAGCCGCAGGTACTGCCAAGCGCCCACCTCCTGGGCAAGAAGCGCGTCTGGCCGGCGAAGAACGTCGACCAGGGTGCCGACGGCGCCAGCAAGCCGGACAACAACCTGGGGCCCTTCAACTACGGGCAGAAGTTCTGGATCCCGCCGACCCCGGCGAACAAGGCGCTGCGGAACGACGCGACCCTCTGCCAGAACAACCGGCAACAGCGCTTGTTCGACTGCCTCATGTACCAAGGCATGTACCTGGTGGACGGCCACGGGCAGTCCGCACCCGGCGACACCAGCAAGGGCGAGATGCGGATCCGCATCGACAACCTGATCCCGTCGGCAGTGCAGACGGACCTCCAGGGCTTCCTCGACCGGCTTCTGGCGCGCAACGTCCTCAAGCCCATGCGCAACCCGCGGCGGTACAACAGCGAGACCGAGCGCCACAGCGACGGCCTGTGCTACGCCGGCGGCGGCGGGCCGATCGACGCGAACAGCATCAACAACGCCTGGAACGCCACGCCGACGACCGGCGGGCCGACGCCGATCCTCTCCATCCGCATGCGCGAGATCGAGCCGATCTGGGCGCAGGACATCGTTCGCCACCAGACGGACAAGTCCGGGCGGAACATCACCGCGAACTTCAACACCAGCTACGGCCAGTTCGGCGACGTCGCCTTCGGCGTGACCTTGGACGAGGCGTGGCTCGATTTCTACATCACCTTCGCCCCGGCCGAGTTCCCGACGTTCGACATCGATACCAAGCGCAGCGGTTGCACGCTCCAGGCGCCAAGCAACCCCTCGCGGACGGGCACGCTCCAATCCGGCAAGATCCCCGGCATCGGCCTGTCAGGCGATGGGACCGGCGGCACGACGCCGCGGCAGGACGATAAGTGGAGTGCGCGCTGCCACTTCGAGCCGTTCAACAGCCCGCGCGGCAGCAATGGGGACGTGCCGCTGGCCGACCGCGGCAAGATCCGCCCGTCGACCTACGACTACGACCAGACCCGGACCGGCACCCAGGGCGGGCGGAAGCGGTACTTCACCAAGGCTGACGGCACCGAGCCTTTCCTGCTCAAGGGCGTGCGCTATCGCTGGACGCAGCGGGTGAAGATCAACGACCCCGGTGTCGCCAACGGCGAGAACGAAATCTGGCTCGACGGCGAGCGGGTGTTTCTCAAGACCGACGTCACATGGCGCGGTCCGGTCGCCCCGACCGTGGCGCGGATCAGCGGATTCAAGCCGCACAGCTACTACGGCGGCGGCGACTGCGACGGCCCGACCTTCACCAGCTACGTGAAGTTCGGCCGCTTCCGCGTCTATGACGAGCCGCCCAGCTTCTCGATCCTGCCGCCGGACTGATCGCCATGGCCAACATCCCCCTGGTCACGATCGCGCCGCCGGCCAACGCCACCGAAGGCAACAGCGGCACCAAGATCTTCCGGTTCGTGGTCAGCCGCACGGCGCCGACCACCGGCACCAGCACCTGCGTCTGGACGCTCACCGGCGACATGGACGCCACCGACCTCGCGGCCGGGCAGCCGACGACCGGCGCGGTGACGTTCGGGCCCGGCGTCTCCACCCAGAACATCGACATCGTGGTCCGTGGCGACACCGCGGTCGAGCCCGACGCGCAGCTTATCATCACTCTCACCGGGCCGGTTGACTGCGTGCTCCTGGTGCAGCCGGCGGGCGGGACCATCACCCAGGTCACCGACGCCTGGGCGGTCACCTACGCGCCCCGGACCGGCTTCACCGGCAGCGACACGTTCGAATACACGGTCCGCGACGCGCCGAACGCCAGTCGCACCGGCTTCATCACCGTGACCGTGACCACCTGACGGAGCGACCGATGCCCGAGCCGAACCTCAACGCCGCCCGCCGCAAGGCCGAAGCCATGGGCCGCCAGGCAGCCCAGCTCGGCCAGCGGGTCGCCGAGACCAAGGCAGCCCAGGAAGCGCGGCTGGCGGAGCTCCAGGCCGCGCAGAAGGCGAACCTGGACCAGATGGTGGCCAACCAGGCCGAGGCCGTCGCCGCCATGGTCGCGGCGCAAAGCACGCGCATGGACGAGCTCGCCACCAGGACCGGCGACCTGGAAGGCATGGCCGGCGAGATCGCGTCGCTGCTGACCGCTCCGCCCGAGCCACCGCCGCCGGTCCGTGACCTGTTCCTCGAGCCGTTCAATGAACAGAGCGCGCACCGCGCCCGGATCCCGCCCGACGTCGAGTACGGCATCCCGCCGGGCACGCTGAACGCCAAGGTCGCCAAGCCGGTCTACGATGCCGGCAAGAAGGGCGAGCGCGGGCGGCTGGCGCTGGTCAGGACGTTCCGCTGCGGCGCCACCGGCCAGGGCCGGAAGTACCTCATCAAGGTCTCGCCCAACGATCCGCCGCGGCGCGTCGTGTGGCACAAGGCCGGCGGCAGCGGCGACGGGCTCCCCATCACGGTCCGCATGCCGGCGTTCCGCCCCGGCCTCTACCCGACCGGCGACGGCGACAACTCGGTGCTGCTCTACGATCCGGCCGCCGATCGGGTCTACCAGTTCAACCAGTTCTCCTACGGGACGACCGAGGCCACGGCGCGGGCCTGCTTCAGCTACCCCCTGTCCGGCCGCGACGTGCGCAACCGCTGGGACGATCCGGGGATGTGGGGCCCGGGTGCGATCGACTGGCGGCATCCCGGCGGTTTCCTCCGCGGGCGCGAGGTCGACCTCACCGGCGCGGTGCAGATCCGCCACGTCCTCAACGCCACGGCCACCCGGCACTCCGGCGCTGGTGCTACGGCGGCCCAGCATGCGCTCAGCAAGCGCATGGCCTATCCCGCATGGGAGACCGATCGGCCGCTCGACGCCAACGACAACCTGGGCGATCTGCCCTACGGCACGATCGTCGCCATCCGCCGGCAGGACGCCGGGCTGCGCGAGACGCTGGGCCTATCGCCATTCGGCAAGCGGCTGTTCGACACGCTTCTTGCCGGGGAGGGCTACGGCTGCTGCATCGGCGACGGCCAGGGGCAGATCGTCGACAACGCCCCGGTGCTTCAGCTTCGGGTGGATTCCGAGCTGGCCGAGAACGCAGCCAAGGTCCGCGCGGTCGACGAGGCGCTGGCCAAGCTGCTGCCGCACCTGTGGCCCGTGTTCACCACCCGCCGGCATGATGCCTAGGAGGTTCCGATGGACTGGCTTCTGATCGCTCTTGTTGTGGCGCTCCTGGTGGGTGCCGTCCTGTGGATGCTGCGCGGGCCGGGCGACGGCGACGACGACACCACGCCGCAGCGCTGGGGCGGTGGTGGCGGTCGCGGGCGGCGTTGACAGCCATGCAGGCGCGGCCGCACCCTCCGGGCCATGCGACGGTGGTGGCTCGTCCTGGCGATGCTCTGCGCGATCTTCGCCCTGATCGGCTGGGGCGCGGGCGGGGCACGCCGGCGCCGCAAACCATAGCTACGCGCCCGCGGCTGGTCCTCGCCTGGCTGTGCCTGCTCGCGGCGGGCATGGCCATGGCGCTCACCGGGCAGGTGACGTGGCACGTCTGGGGCCACGAGGTTTACGGCGAGTACGTCGTCCAGTTCCTTGCCCTCGGCCTAGCCGGGTTCGCGCTGCTGGTGTTCGGCCTGCGGTCGCGGCTCGAGCTGCTGGCGGCGCGGGTCACGATCCTGCTGGCGCTCCTGTCGCCCGTCACCACGGCGTGGTCCTCGGCCTGGTACTGGAGCGCCGAGCTTGCGCTGCACCTCGCCATCGTCGGGCAGCTTGCGGCTTGGTATCGCGAGGCCGGGCGGATGCGCTCGAGCGAGGCGTGGCCGGTCGGCGTCATGCTCGCCGGGATGGCGGTGGAAGCCGCGAACATCGCCTGGAAGATGACGCTCGGGCCCGACGTGCCGGAAGGCTGTGACGCTGCGTTCTACCTCTCCTGCACCGCCAGCCCGCACGCCGCGATGGCGCTGCCGGCCATCATGACCGCGGCCATGGTGCCGTGGTGGCTCGGCCTACGCGCCCCGTGGCGGCCCAGGAGCTAGAGGTTGCATGGCTCATACTGGCAATTGCACTAGGGGCGGCGGCAATCGCACCATTTTGGCTAAAATCCAATCCATCGGACGCGCTCGAAGCCAAGGCCGCGGAGCTGCGCGAGGAAGCAGCGCGGCAGGCCGAGATGGAGGCTGAACGCATGGCGCGGATCGAGGCCGACCTGGCGGCGCTGCGGCGGATCGTGGCCGAGATTCAGCGCGCGGTCGAAGCTCGGCGCCCGCGGTCGTGACCACGGACGGCACCCTGTCGGAGAGGGTCCGGCGGCTCGAGCGCGACGTGGAGGATCTGGAGCAGCGCGTCGAGGCCGCGCACCGACGGGCGGATACCGCGGCGGCTACGGCCGAGACGGCGATCGCCGAGGTAGGCCGGGTGACGACGGCGCTTCAGCACACCACGCGCATCGCGCAGGGCGTGGACGCGGCACTCAAGGCCCGGATGCAGGAAGAGGAGATCAAGCGGCGCGAGATCGGGGCCGTCTACCGTATGATCCAGATCATCGCGAGCCTGGGGTTGTTGGTATGGTCGCTCTGGACTGGGAAACTAACCGCGACGCTCGAGTACCTGCGGCAGTTCGCGGCTGGGCAGGGAAAGTGAGCGAGGTCACCTACAAGCGGATCACCTGGGCGCACCGGCTGCTGTTCTGGCCGATCATCTTCCTCGTCGTGATCGTGCCGATCTTCCGCTACGAGAACGAGATCCGCAGCATCCTCAAGCCTCCGCCGTTCGAGACGCTATCCGCCCGCGGCGAGATGATGCCGAGCGGCCGGTGGCGGGTGACCTATCGGTTCCTCGTGCGCGAGCAGTGCCGGTCGGTGACGTGGCGCAAGGGCTTCCGGTTCGAGGGCGAGCGCGAGGATCTGCTGGTCGACGCGGTGGCGAGCTCGCGGCCGGCGGCGCGCGGTGCGGTGATCTCGGGCGGCTCGAGCCCGCCGGGCCCGACCGAGTTCTGGCTGGAGTATGATTCGCTGCCCGGGCGGCAGGGTGCGTTCCTGGTGTCGGGCTCGTTTGCGGATTGCCCCAGCGGCTACCAGGACATCCTCACCCTGCCGCCGGTGGCGGTGGACTGGACGGCGGTGCGGTAGGCGGCAGCCAGGGAAGTTCGGGGCGACCCCAGGTGGTTAGGCTGGAGCCGCCCCAGGAGGAACCACCTCCTTTGTCGCCAGCCATCGGCCAACGACAGAGAGCATCATAAGCGGCTGGGCTTGCGCGTCAACCGCTGTTCCGCTACAAAGCGGTATGACTGAGGACAAGGCAATCGAACTGCTCGCGTCGGCCTGCGCTCAGGCTGGCGGTCAGAGCGCATGGGCCAAGCGGGCCGGGGTTAGCCAGCAGTATGTCCAGGACGTGCTGAAACGACGGCGAGCACCCGGCAAGGCCATCCTGGACGCGCTCGGCCTGGAGCGGGTCGTCACGTACCGCAAGCGCAAGGAGCGCGCCGATGGGTGACATGCTGACCGTGAGTGTCGAGGAAGACGGTATCGTGATCCGACTGCCGTGGCCCGCGCTGAAAGCGGCAACGGAGTATTGCCCGAGGCTGGAAGTATTGGACCCCGTGGACGACAGGCCAATCGGCCCTGCTATCATCGATCTGAAAGCATGGGCCAAAGAAGTTGTCCACGAGATGAACAGCGAGGGCGAGAACGGCGACACCCTGGTCACCAGGATGTTTGATGCGGCATTTGAGCGGGCTGCCGAGCAAGGCCCCGAGGGCATCCGCTGTCACGGGGAAGAGCCATGACCGCCGCGCCCACCGATGCCGAGCGTGACGCACTGGCGTACCTGCGGGCCGAGATCGACCTGTGGAGCCGCGACGGATGCCCGCCGGTCAGCCCGAAGATGCTGGAGCGCGCCGCCGACGAGATCGCCGCCCTCCGCGCCCGCGTCGCCGAGCTGGAGGCCGCGCTGCGTCGGCTGATCGATGCGCCCAGATACCCGTGCGATGCACTGCATGATGCGTTCCGTCATGCCGAAAAGGTGACGCTATGACCCCTGACGCCGCGCTCGCCGAGGTCCGCCGCTGTGTCGCCGGCCGCACCCGCTACGAGGGGCAGGAGCGCCCCGCCGACGAAGTCCTCGCCGAGGAGGTCGAGCGGCTGCGGGAGGCGCTGCGTGAGATCCGCGACCGCGACTGGGTGGAGAACTGCCTCGACCCGCAATGGGCCGCACGCCGCGCCAGCAGCGCCCTCGGGGAGACGGGCGGTGAGTGAGGCATTCCCGGTCTGGAAGGCCATCGGCTTGGCCTACGTCGCCTTTGGCTTGGTCGTCGTTGCCGTTGCACTGCTCGACATTCGGCCAGCAGACGTACCGCCGACCTAATTATATCGTTCGCGCCCCACGCTGAAGCGGGCTAGTCTGCCATCGACAGGCCGGCGGCCACGCCCGGATTGCCAGCGTTTACCTGGCTCTCCGGGCGTGGTAAGCTCTTCGCCATGAGCGAACTCGATGCAGGAACAGAATCCGCTAAGCCGGAGATCACCCTCGGGATGATCCGAGCGGGCGTCGCGCGACTTCGTGAGTGGGGTACGGAGGAAGAAGAGCCCGAGGCTCTTGTCTGGGCTATCTGCGAGGCGGCGCTTGCTGCCAAACCGAAGTGCAGGCGCCCCACTAGGCAAATTCTTTTTGCAGCGCCTCCTCAAGCCGTCTTACGTCTGGTGACAACGTCAGGGAGTTTGCTGTCGCAAGCAACTCTATCAGAACAGGGTCGACCGACTCTGGTGGAGCGGGCCGAAACAGAGCGGCATCGCTTGGGCTTGCATCCTCCCACACCAGATGGACATGCGGACCATTCGGACCTTTGCTGACCTGCACGGCGTTCCTTGTGCGCGCAAGCATGAATTGCTCATCATGGAAAGGAAGGTCAGAATGCACGCCAGATCCCAGATTCGCCATATACTTTATGACTTCCCTGCGCTGAATCCAGTGTCCCATAAAGCAAATTACTTTCGCCACCCATCGGGGTTGCCGGGCCGGCGCTCTTCATCGCCTCGCGGAGCCGATGGGCCAGGAACCATGCACTGCGGTAGGTGATCTCCAGCGTGCGATGGAGCTGGTGGGCCGATACGCCCTTCTTGCTCGACGCCATCAGGTGGAAGGCGAGCACCCACTTGCGCAGCGGGATGTGGCTCGACTTCAGGACCGTGCCCGTCGTGACGGTGAAATCCTTACGGCACTCGGCACTGGCGCAGCGGTAGCGACCCCTGTGCGTCTCCGTATCGGTCTGCTTGTAAGCGCGACCGACCTCACCGCACTTCGGGCAGATCGGGCCATGCGGCCAGAAAACCTGCTCCAGCCACTCGCGGGCAGCGTCGTCATCGTGGAAGCGGGGATGATCGAGAACGGACATCGGTAGCTCCTTGCCGCTCCGTTCTAGCTTCGATGGCTTGGGGCGTCAACGATATAATTAGGACCGCCGATGCCAGCTATCCTTTCGCCGCTGTCCGATGTCTGGCTGGTCTGGCTGGGATGGTGGCTGCGCGGCAAGATGCGCCGCCCGTGAACGATCCGCGAACCCGAGGCAGGATCGCGATGATCCTAAGCACGCGCCTCTTCGTTCATGATCAACGATGCGATAGGCGAATCCTGGGCGAAACGCCGTTACGGGAATTCCCGTGTCGGCGATGAATCAAGGACTTAGCCGAGCGCCCTGCCGATGGGCGCCGTGTCATTTCCGCGCCATGAGGTGAGAGGATGAGTGAAAAAAAGCCTTGGCGGCCAGATCCGACCATGCGGCCGTGGATACGAAGCCGATGGACGGTTGCGCTGATCGCGCCTTTTGAGGTGCTCCTCGGTATCTTCTCCGGCGCCTGGGACGGCGCGTGCGATGGCGCGCGGATTGTTCGTTCCGCGTGGAGAGGGGGAAGGAGATGACAGTCGACGCGGGCAACTATCCGGAAATTCCGGATGGTTCGCCAGCCTACCTCTTCTGCGCCCGCTCCATCGCCTCGCGCGTGACATCGGGCCGGGCCTGGGCGTAGCGGCGGCGTGCGCGTCGTAGCCCCGTTGATTCCACACGGAATGTCAGGACACTCTTAATCAGCGGGTCGTAGGTTCGAGCCCTACTGCGCCCACCAAAATCAAGCACTTAGCAGACGCATCCTACGATCCTACGACGGGCTACGACGCTCCAGCTTCACGATGGCCGCGCTTGCCATGCTGGTCCCGCGCGGCAGGTACGTCTCCAGGATGCGCGTCGTCGTCTCCAGGGTGTGACCGGACACCGCGGCGATCTCGGCCACGGTGCATCCGGCCTCGCCCAGGCGGACGATGGCGGTGCGGCGCAGGTCGGCGAACCGCAGGCCGCGCAACCCGGCGGCTGCCAGGTCGGCGGCGAAGCGGTGGCGGAAGTGGTCAGCCTTCCACGGCAGGCCCCGAGCGCTGGTCAGGACCACGGTGGCCCGCCGCGCGGAGCCGTCCAGAGCCGCCTTCAGGGGCTCGGCCGCCGGGATGCTCACCAGCTCGCCCGTCTTGCTCTGCCGCAGGGTGATGCGCGCCCCGTCGTAGGCGCTCCAGGGCAGCGCCAGCAGGTCGCCCTCGCGCTGCGCCGTGTAGATCGCCAGCAGGTAGGCCAACCGCATCTCGGGGCTCGCCGCTGCCAGGAACGCCGCCTCGTGCTCGCGGCTCCACACGATCTGTCGAGCGGGCGTCTTGAGGCCGCGGAACGCCGCCGCCGGGTTCTCGCCCCAGCACCAGCCCTCGCGCCGGCCCCAGGCCCACACCAGCCGCAGGACGCGCAGGACGGCGTTCGCCTTCCACGGGGTCGCGGCCATGCTGCGCTTGAGCGCGCCGACCACGGGCGGGGTGATGACGGTGATCCGGCGCGGCCCAAGCTCGGACAGCTTCAGGATCTCGGCACACTGCCGGTAGCCGCGCTGGGTGGCCGGGCGCAGTGCCGCGAACTCGTCCGACCCAAGATAGGCCGCCAGCACCGTGTGCAGCGTCACCGGGCCTTCCGGGCGCCGGGACAGGGCGTCGCGCTCGGCTAGGGCTTGCCGGGTGAGGGTGGCCGCCTGCCGCTCGGCGATGGCCTTGTCGGAGTCGAGGCGCGTCTCACGGAAACCGGCGGCACGAAGGGAAGGGGATGGCCGCCAGACGTATCGCTCGCCGGCCTTGGTGCGGACGGTGACGAAGAAGTTGGGCAAGGCTGGCCTCCCAGGGCAGCGATTATCTCCCTGGCTTCGTCCTCGATGCTCGGGCTGTCAACACTGCCGGCGGCCCAGCGGGCAATGGTCTCCTCGCGCCACCGTGGGCCGTCCGGCAGCCGAACGTCCGGCGCCGGCAGCAGGCCCTCGCGCAGGCTGCGCTGGAAGTCCCGCCAGCGGCCATAGCCGAGCCGTGCTGCAAGGGCGACCTCGGTGAGGAGCATCACGCACCCCCGCGCAGGTAGTCGCCTAGCTCGGTCGCCGCTGCGGAGAGGGTGAGGAGGAGGGGCATTAGGCGGGCTCGTCCTCATCCTTGCAGGTCGCGCAGTAGGCGAAGCGCCCGGCGTGGGTCAGCTCGACCCCGTGGACGGACATTGGGAGCCGCCCGCCCAAGGTAGCCGAACGCTCCTGCAACAGACCCTCCGCTATGCAGCGGCGCACCGCCTGCGACCGGCCGACCTGCAACGGCAGGTGTTTCAGCTCCGGCGCCCATTCGAGGCCGCGTTCGACCTCCAGCGCGAACGCCCGCTCCAGCACGCGCATCATCGGCTTGGTAATCACGGCTCCCCCGCCTCCTGCGGCGGCACGGCCGGGGCGACGTAGCGCCAGCCGGTGCGATACATGTCTTCGGGCGAGGTGTGCCCGTCGTGCCCAAGCATCACCCACTTGTCCCGATACCAATGGACCGGCTCGGGCGGCTGGCTCTTGTACCCAATCCAATGGAACGGCTTGTCCCGGTGCTCCTGCGGCGGCTCGCAGGTCGCGCGGTCAGCGGTCACGGTACGGACACTCAAAGTCGCACTCCTCAGACCCGGCCTTGGTGCAGTAGCGGCCCAGCTTGCCATTAATCCAGCGCCCGCACTCCTCGCCGCGCTCGGGACCGTCAAGTCCGTCATCGTCGCGGAAATCGTCCGGGTCATAGTAACCGTCGTCGTCATAACGCGACGGCTTGCAGGTGCGGTCAGTCATGGCCGGCTCCGGGCCACGGCAGGGATCGACAGGCGGCGACCGTCTCCGTCAGAGTGGGCGGGGTGCGAGCGGCCGTCAGCGCGGCGCGGGCGATGTCGCGCCAAAGATCCTTTGGCCCCACCGCATGCCAACGAGCGCCGTGATTGCCGTACAGTCCCATGTAGACCGCTTCCGCCGCGCGCTCCACCTCGGCCGCGTCGGGCTCGGAGCGCAGCGCCGCGAGGATGGCGGGGAGGTTGGCGCCGATGAACTCGACGAAATCCAGCGCGGCCCGCCCGTCCTCGTCCGAGATAGGCAACAGCCGCTCCAGCTCGTCGGCAAGGTCGCTCATGTCGGCTCTCCGGGCATGAATTGCGACGGCCGCTCCTTCATGGCCGCGATCTCCTCGACCACGCGGAAGAACGACAACTGCTCAGGTTGAACCCACTCGGCGCGATAGCCGCCGCCCTGTACGTAAACGCCATCGCTTCGAGCCTCGAACGCGATGGCCCTGTGAACGGGGTTAGTAGGCCGGAACGATACCTCGACCACGTACCAGCGGCCGAACTCCATGCCGTGCGTTCCGCTCATGGCTGCGCTCCGGGCGGTGGGGCGCGTACCCGAACATGACGTGGTTCCATTTCCGGCCGGGATACTCGACCAGTTCCACCGTGCTCGACCAGTCTCCTACGTTGAGACGGGCCAGGGTGTAGTCCTGCTCGGTCGACAGGACCGCCGCCGCTTCCTCGCGCTGCCAATCGTGCCCGTGGCAGTTGAGAAACCGGACCTTGCTGCCGGGCGCGGCGTCCAGCGGTAGCGTGTCGGGCCATTCCCGCGCCACGATCTGCTGCAACCCGACCTTCGTGACGGCCACCGCCGCGCGCTCCACCTCGCCCGCGTCGGGCTCGGCCCGCAGCGCGCGGAGGATGGCGGAGAGGTTGCGCTCGACGGCCCACCCGACATCGGCGGCAAGCGCCATCTGCGTTGCCAGCGGCGACCGTGGTTCGTCCTTGGTGCCGTCGCGGGCTTCGCGCAGCAGCTTGGCCCGCCGCTCCAGCTCGTCGGCGATCTGCTCGTTCGTCATGCCGGCTCTCCGGGCGGCGGGGGGCGGGAACTCGAGCCGCCAGTGGCTGAACATGCTGTCCGGCTGGCGAGCGGCACCAATGTCCCAAGCGTTGGCGCCGGCTACCCAGGAGCCCGTCTCGGTATAGCCTTCGGACCGTTCGTCGCCGGGAACCCACAGGTGGACAAACGTCCCGTCCTTGGGCGCGCTGTCCATGCTGCGCCACCCCGTCTCCGCGAGGGCCGCGCGCAGCTCGGCGGCGCACTGGCGGTAGGCAGCGTTCTCGCCGTCGCTGTAATCGCTGCGGTGGATGCGGTCGCACAACAGCCGCTCCCACCTGTCCGCGAGGTCGTGCAGGGTTGTCATCGGTCCACCCACCAGTCTTGGTCGTCGTGATGGTCGCGCGGGCAGTGCCGGCCGGATCGCATCGGCTGCTGGTCGCGCAACTGCGGGCACCCAGCCCAGAAGCACTCTCCGTCCTTGCCGGAGTGGCAGGTGATCGGGCACGCCTCCGGGTCGTTGCAGAGCCCTGTGCTGATGCACGACGGCTTCTCGCACTCGCTTGCTCGGGACGCCGATGCCCGGCGCTCGCGGTCCGTCACCACACTACTCCCATCGTCAGGGCCACCGCGTTCGCCGCGGTGATCGCCGCCAGCCACCACCGGCCGCAGTCGCGCGGGCGGGCGGTCATAGCCGAACCTCGTTCACCGGCACGCCAGCGGCTTTGGCCCGCCGCACCATGTCGGCCGTGCCAGCCCCGCCGGGGAACGCCACCACAAGGTCGGGCTTCCCCTCGTCGAGCATCTGCTGATTGCGGATCGGCCCGGCGGCCTTGCCGTGCCTCGCCCAGTCTGCCGGGAAGCGCACCAGCCCGACGCCGAACAGCGCGGCCCATGATTCCGCCAGCGTGTCGGCGCCGCGAGCCGCGCCGCTGATTACAAGCGCAATGCCATCGGAGCGATGGATGCGGTCAAGCTCCGCAGCCATCAGCTTGAAGTCATGGAAGTTCCGCCCGCCGCAGACGAGCACCCGAAGCGCTCTCACCCCACCGCCTCCATCTCCAGCGCAGCCCTGTGCGCCTCCAGTTCGTCGGCCGCCGCGCCGATGTTGCTCCGCGCCCGCTCCAGGTCCGCGAGCGCCCCGGTCGTGGGCAGGTGCTGGACGTTGAGCCCGTTGCCGCTGAACGCCCACGGGCCGGCGCTGCCCTCGATCATCTCGCGCGCCACGTCGCACTTGCACAGCGGGGCGTAGCGCAGGTGCCGCTGCAACTCCCGGTCGACGAACGCGACCACGTAGGCCAGCTCGCCCAGGCTCACGCTCGGCGGGTCGCGCGGCTCCAGCGTGTCGCGGCCGTCGCTGATCGCCTCGCGCAGGGTGGTGAGGGTCATAAGCGATCTCGCATCCATTCCAGGTCTTTCCGCAGCAGTTCGACCTCGGCCTCCAGATCAGCCAATCGTGCGTCCTGCAACTCGGCCGGGATATGCTTGGCGACCGCCGCGCGGATCGCTGCGCAGTCGTGCTTGCCGCCAAGCGCGTACCGCTTTAGCGCCCATTCATTGCCGCCCAGCAGCGCCCGAACCGTGTCGTCAACCATTCGGGCCATGGCCAGCCCGAGATTGCTCTCGGTGTCGCTAAGCAGCCACGAGAGCAATC